TAGCAGATCAAGCACAAGATACTGCACAAAAATTACGTATGCAAAAGGGTGATGCGGCAGATGATTGGTCAGTTAGTATTACCTACATCGACCAGAACAACGCATAGGAGAAACCATGAGTGGAATAATTGGAAACATAGGATTATCTAAAAGTGGAACGATAGATTCATTCAAACATATGCTCGGTATTTCAGATGCAACCCATGCCGACTATGAGGGTCTTGCAGTTAATATTGGGAAAATGCGAATTGTGTGTGGCGTTACTGCTACAGGAACAGAGAGTAATACAGGATTGCACGTTAGTTATACAGCACAAACACCTATAATTAACTTTTCTGGATTTAAAGCGTTTGAGAATGCTGATCCACTCGATACTGCTACTACTACTTGGGGAGTAGCTTGGGGTCTGCTTAATGGTTCACATGATACTTTAATGTCTGGTGTAGTGAATGTTACAGCTAGTACATTGAGATTTACTGCAACTAATCCAAACAGAACGGGCAGAGTTGCAAATGCAGGTGTTTATTACATAGTAATTGGAGAAGCAGCATAATAAGGAGTTATATGGCTGAAGTTGAAAAATATATGTATACAGTTAATTGGTATAAGAATGGGATGGATAATCCTCCTGTTGAAGTATGGAATGTAGAAACAAATTCAGAGGGAGAATATTATCAAGAATATTATATGTTTGAACTCCGTAAAGAACGGGATCAAAAATTGAAGGATTCAGATTGGACTTCTTTTAATGATTCCCCTTTATCAGATGAAAAAAAAGCAGAGTGGACACTATATAGACAAGCATTAAGAGATTTGCCAGCAACAGCATTACCAAAACAACCAGATGCAGAATCTGATGGTTATGTAACTAATGTTACATGGCCTACTAAACCAAAGGAGCAAGAGTGACAAGAGCTAGAGACAATGCAGACCTAGGTGATTCTTTTGGAGTTCTAGGGTCAGGAGAAGTGCAGGAGATTAAGGACAAAGCAGAAGAGTTATGGACAGATGAAGTAAAAACTGCATGGACAACATTTCAAGCCGAACAAGAAGCAGAACGAGAAGGATGACAATTGAAGAAGTCCAGGCAATTATTGAAGATCTGAGACAGAAAATACCACAACTACAGATGCAGCTGCACCAGGCTGAAGGTTATCACCAGGCTCTAACCGATATGCAACAAAAAAAGGATAAGAATGCCCCTTCAAAAACAACTCGTTCCGGTTGACATCGTAGCTGGCCTCGATACGAAAGTTGATTCCAAAATCACACCCAAACTCACAGACCTCAAAAACGGCAGATACACTGTCGGCAGCCAGATTTCAAAGCGCCTGGGTTATACTGCCATAAGCCAGCAAGTTTCTGGTACAACAGATTTACTCTCTTCCGGTGACGGTCTTACCTCATTCCAGGATGAACTTCTGGAGTTTTCCGGTTCCAAACTTTACAGCTATTCCAGTGGAGTTACCAGGTGGACAGATATGGGAGGTTTTCAGTCTGTTAAGGTAGATTCAGATGATGTTGTACGCAATACCTCTGAAGCCAAGAACCAGGATTCTTGCATTGCATCGGGCCTGACTTTGTATGCCTGGGAAAGTTATTCAGTGGCTGGAGCATTGGAAGGAGTTTACGCATCAGTCATCGATTCTACCAGTGGAGCAGTTTTTCAATCCACTACCTTGATAGATGCAACTGCAATAAATCCCAGGTGTGTTGCATTAGGTCCAAATCCCACCCTGGTTTATCTTGATACCAGTGCATCTCCTTATGTGATGAAGACCGTCCAGGTGGATATTAATAATCCAATTGCGTTTAATTCTTCCAGCACAATTGTTTCTACAGTCAATGCCACCAATCCAACTTATGATGTTGCAGTGAACTCTTCAGATGCAGATGCAGGAAATGCAGTTTTTGCATATAATTCTTCTGCTTCTACAACTTTAGGAGTTGGTTATATTGGTACTGATGGAGTGGTGGGTGGTCCAGCTAACGGTTTTCCTGGCGCAGTCACAATTGGCTCAACAAACTCAAATGATTTGATAACACTCTGCACAGACAGGGTTAATACAGATCCAACTGAATCTGAAAGGGTTTATGTTGCATATTCTTCCAGGACTGCATCAGCAGGATTGAAGATCAAGAGAATTAAATCCACCCTGACAGTTGAAGCAACCCACACGGTGGAAGGATCTGGCACTGAAATCACAGGTGCATCAGTAATCATCACCCAGGCTGGAGATCTGCAGATAATTTATACTTTTTCTGCTACCAATACATACGATTACCAGGTCAAGGGTGCAGTTTATGATGTAACTGCAGATTCTATGGGATCATCAGCAATCATTAAGTGCAGCGTTGGTCTTGCATCCAAAATCTGGGAATATGATGGAAACAAATATTTTGTCTGTGTACATGATTCTGGTCTGCAGCCAACATATTTTCTATGCGATACCGATGGTCTGATAAGTGCCAAGATATTACCTGGAACTGCAGGCACTCTTCCAGCAAAGAATTTTCTCTCCCAGGTATCACTTAATACAGCAGGAGTTTTCAGGTTTGCAGGATTGGTGAGAACCAGGCTAACATCCAAAAACAATGATATTTATTCCCTCACTGGAGTCTCAGAGATAGAACTGGATTTTACTTCAGTTGAAAGATTTGAAGCAGCAGAACTTGGTGGAAATCTGCACGTTGGAGGTGGATTTGTTTCAATGTATGACTCTCAGCAAATTGTGGAACTGAATTTCCATCTCTATCCAGAGAATATTTCTGCAGTAGTTAATAATTCTGCTGGTTCCCTGGCTGCTGGTACTTATCTTTTTTCTGTTATCTGGTTCTGGACTGATGCAAAGGGACAGGATCATCGAAGCGCACCAAGTGTGGCATTATCGGCAACCACTTCAGGTGGAAGCTCAACTGTAACTCTCACAATTCCAACTTTGCGCCTGACTCAGAAAACAAATGTAGTCTGTGAAGTTTACAGGACCGTCACAACCGGCAGGCTATTCTTCAAGATTGGCAAGGTGGATAATAATACATCAGCTGATTCGGTTAGTTTTGCCGATGCTGGTGCAATTTCTGATACAAATTTAGTTGCAAAACAGAGCCTATACACAAATGGTGGAATCATTGAGAACATACCACCACCGGCAAGTTTAGTTTTGACCAGTTACAAAAACCGGCTGGTTTGTGTGAGTTCAGAAAATCCTAAAAAACTGATCTATTCCAAGAAAAGAACTCCTTTAGGTCCAGTGGAATTTTGTGATGTTTTTTCCATTGTTTTGAACAAGGCACAGAGGATTACTGCCCTGGCAGAATTTGACCAGAAACTGATAATCTTTGAACCAAACCAGATATTTTACATCACAGGCAACGGCCCCAATTCCAGTGGATCACAAAATGACCTGTCACCTCCGCAAATTGTAACAGGAGATGTTGGCTGCGCCAACACTAATTCTTTAGTCTTAATGCCACTGGGTTTAATGTTCCAATCAAACAAGGGTATTTACCTTTTAAACAGATCCCTGGAAACAGTCTATATCGGAGCAGAAGTTGAAGCATATAATGGACTTACAATCACCAGTGCCGAGCTGATTCAGAATGAAAACCAGATACGTTACTTAACTTCCGATGGTAGATGTTTAGTTTACGATTATTTCTATGGGAAATGGTCAACGTGGACTAACCACCAGGGACAGGGTGCTACTATTTGGAATGCGACAGGAGATTACGTGTACCTACGAAGTGACGGCAGAATATTTCAGCAGTCATCTTCCAGCTACAAGGATGATAACGATCCAGTGGAAATGAGTCTCACCACTTCCTGGGTAAAGACCAATGGTATCCAGGGATTCCAGCGAATACGGAGGGCACTGGTCCTGGGTGATTTCAAATCCACTCACACTCTGCAGCTGGAAATTGGACATGATTACCAGGACTATTTCAATGAGCTGCACAAATTTAACTACATGACAGACCTGGAAATTATCGAATATGGTGATTCCACACCTTATGGTCTTGAGGGTTATTTTGGAACAAGTTCAGGAGTTGCAGATGGAGTGTATCAATTTCGTGCGCACTGTAAAAAACAGAAATGCCAAAGTATCCGGTTCAGGATCTCTGATACAGAAGAAGCAGATCCAGGGCAGGCATATTCAATTTCCTCACTGATGTTAGAAGTTGGCATCAGATCCAATTCTATGAAACTTCCACAACAAAAACTAACATGATGAATCAAATGGGGGGCCAATCCCAGTTCTCAGATGAAGATCTCAGAAAACTTGCAATACTTCTCCAGCAAATGCCTGCAAATGAAGGTCTGGCATCTATTAACCAGGATGAAGCTGAACTGATGAAAAGTTATGGTGGTTCTGGTGCGCCACTGCCTGGAACACAGGGACTTGGACCAGGTGGAGGTCCGGTCAGGAGTTATGATGTAGAAGTAGATCCAGGCTCTGGTACAGGAAGTACAAGCACTAGCACTAGCACTGGAACTACTGGAACTACTGGAACTACTGGAACTACTACTGGAACTACTGATACTTCAAGCACTCAACCTACTTATGATCCAGATCCAGGCGGGCAGCCAGAAGACTTAACAGGAGGTGGTGATGATTCAAAAAAATATAACAGAGGTGTGTCAACAGATCCTGAATATTCTGCTGGTTTACATGATGAAAATTCGATCCGGTTTGAAAAAGATCCTGCAGTCATACAGGCATATAACAGGCAAAATGCAACATCAGAATCTGGTGATACGTCAGGAGGAACAACAACCACAACTGCACCTATAATATACAAGGATAAGAACGGTGGTGAACATCACTCTCAGGCTTTAGCCGATAAAGCAAATGAAAAGATTGATGCTGCTACTGCTGCAATTGAAGGTCTGGTGCTGACAACTGATACCACATTCACAAGCTGGATGTTAGCAAACAAGGACACATACCCAATCCCGCCAAGCACTGAAGATCAACTGGAAACTGCCTTTAACAATGCCAAACTCAAGGCAACTGATGCTGCAGCTATAGCTCTGCCAAAAATGGTTGATTCCATGAATGTTTATCTGAGGGACAATGGTGCAGAGGTTCCCTTTGATACATGGTGGGCAACTATTAAAGACAAGCCGGTAAATCTGTCTGAAACTACTATGCGTACAATGTATGCAAAAGCAGTTTTCAAGGCAGAGAGAAAGGAAGCATTTACACTTACCCAGGAAGAAGTTGCAGTGTGGACACGGCCTGCAGCTCAGATGGCAACTGCAGTAAACTTTGAGGAGTGGTGGGCAGGAAATGGAGGTGAGGGTGGACTTTATCCAACCAGGGAAGAAGCACTTGCAGTACACAAGGCAGCAGTTATTGGAGATGTAGGCAGGGTTACAATTGGCACGGTTGATAAGGCAGTTGCTCCCACGGTAGCAAAAACAACAGTAGGAGAGGTTGCAGATGTAGATCAAACAACGATTGATGCAATTTCAGAGGTTACTGATGCAGACATGGATGCAATCTTTGCAGGAGGAATTGATGATGCAGAAGCACTGTTGCTTGCCAGGGTGGAAGGCACTGCAGTAAGTCCTGCAGAGGAGCAGCTGAAGCGAAGTGTGGAAAATAACTTGAGGATGCTCTTGGGGGCAACGGTTGGAGCAGATGCAGATCCAGCAAAGGTCAGGCAGCTCAAGAACATTTGGGCAGACATGACCCAGGAGGTGACAGGCAAGGCTGCAGAGTTGCGTTCCCAGGAATCTATGGCAGCAGAGAAGGAACTGATTGCACTCTACAAAGACAAGTCCACCATGAAGCTGAACCAGAGACTTGCCAATATTGAAGTTGAAAGGTTGACTGCATTCAAGAATGGTGACTTGGAACTTGCAGGCAAACTAGCAAACCAGGCAACACGATTAACGGAAGTAATTACACAGGCAAACATCAACTCAACGGCAGCACTTGCTGATGCAGAAATGGAGTTGCGAAAGAATTTGGCAAATCTGGAGACAATGAAGGAAATTGCAATTCAGCAAGGTAAGCTGGACCTGGCAGTTTCACTGACAAATCTGCAGAAAAATATTGCCATTGCAACTGTAAATTTAAGAGTGGCAGTAGAACAACGATCCTTAGACCAGAGCCTTGCAATTGTTGCATTCAAAGGAGAAATGGCATTAATGGGATTGGAAGTTGAAATTGATATTGAAGAGATGAAGGCAGATCTGACCAAGATGGGATTTGATTTAACAAGAGATCTTGCAGAACTGGATTCTGCAACTCAATTAGAGGTTGCAAGAACTGTTGGGTTATATAAATCAGCAATTGCAAAAGCCGACAGGGATGCAAATAAAGAGGCAGGGTATATTGCTACATTAGGAACTTTGCTTGCTGCGTGGGCAGTATGGTCAGATGTACGAACAAAAACAAACATATCCCCTGGATCTGGAGAAGTTGAGTCATTCCTGGATGCACTGAATGCATATACTTATGAGTATAAAGATCCAAACGGATCTGATGAAGCAGGAATGTTCGCAGGCGTGATGGCGCAGGATCTTGAGAAAACGCCTATGGGAGCCAGTTTTGTGCAGGATACACCGCAGGGTAAGATGGTGGATTATGGACACGGTTTGGCTGCAATCCTGGCTTCACAGGTAAATATTCACGACAGGCTCAAACAACTGGAGGAGGGTTAAGATGGCATTAGGACAACAACCAGCAGCAACAGGAATCTCACCATTAACAGGAAGAGAAATATTGCCTGCTTCTGCCGAATCAGATTTACTGTTTGATCAGCTTTTTGAAGATACTGTAGAAACATCAGCTGCACCACAAGCTGCACCACAAGCTGCACCTGAAGCAAATACAATTCAACCAATTAAGGATGAACCTATAACTGACTTTTTTAAACGTACAGGCCATGCGAGTCTTGAAGAGTTCATGCAAGATCCTTCAAATGAAGGGAAGATTAAAAAAAGTGCAAAGGGCATCCCATACGTTCTTGAAGGTGTAGATTACCAGGTTAAATCTGGAACACCTTATAGTGCCGTTGAATTTGTCTCTACAAAGACAGGTCAGACTGAGGTGAATAAATATGATGAAACAGGCGCACTTGTTACAGGTGGCTATTCTGCAGCAGATACGCCAAAGTTAGGTGATCTTAGTGAACTTACTGTTGACACAACAGGTGAGTCTCTTTTTACACCAAAAGTTGATGAAACAAGCAGTGCTGAAGGAACTTCAACAGAGGAAGGCAGGAAAGGTGAATTTGATCCAGAAGAACAGGCAGTTGTGGAAACACCCAAACTAACAGATCCACCAGTTGATACAGAAAAGGAAATTGTTTCCAAGAAAGTAGTAAAAGATGAATTTGATACTGAATCTTTTATTGACCAGACTAATGAAGAAATTGCAAAGTTAGTCAGTCAAACTACAATCACAAATGATACAGCATTGAAAATCTTTGATGATGCAATAGGTGATATTAAGAAAATCAAATATCCAACTACAGCTGAGACAAGGGAGTTTTATGAAGATATGGCAAAAAAGATCAATGCTGATGTTACTGCTTATGATAAAGCCATTGATGAAGTTGCCAAAGGAGAAATGACACCCACTTTTGATGGATGGAATAAATTTCTTGCTGTTTTAGGGGCCGCGATGGGGGCCTATGGTGCAGCCATGACCGGGAGTCCAAACTTTGCTCTCCAGATAGTGAATAAAGCTATTGATGCAGATCAGGAAAAATTCCTTGCAACAAAAGCAATGCGTTTGAAGAGTCTGAACCAGCAACGTGCTGATGCACTTCAAAGAAGAGCAACATTGGTTCAACTTGCACTAAATCAAACTGACAGTATGCTGCAGATTGCACAGTTGAAAATTGGACAACAGACGCAAATCGCAAATATTGAAGCTGTAAAAACAGGCTTGATACAACAGCAGGAAAAAGTTCTTGGTGATTGGAGACTTGCACAAACACAAATACTTGCTACATATGCATTAAAGAAACAGGCGCAAGATTTGACATCTGGAGAAAAAGCCAGGACAAGACAAATAAAGCTGCCTGGAGGTGAGACTGGTATATTTGGTCCAACTATGTCAGATAAACAAATTGATAAGGCATTGCCAGATATACAGGAATATTTTATGGGTCATGGGAAACTTATTGGAAGTCCTGGAGCTGCACAGGCTTTAAGGGACACTGGTGCTAGTGCTGATTCAATTGAATTGGCAGAAAAAGGATATATTGGGATGCTGATTGAACTGGTTGAGAAGGAACCAGTTGCATCAAAAATTGGATGGACTGAAACAGGCAAGAAAGTAAGATCCCTGCACACAGCACTAAAGAGTCATTACCAAAAAGCAATAATGAAGGCAGGCGCAAACTTAACTGGAATTGAGGTTGTGATTGTTGAGAACATTGTTGGTGATCCAACTGCAGGAGATATTTTATTTGGTACATATCAGATTGGTTTGAAAAATTTACAGACTCAAATTGACAATCAATATGCACAAATTTTAAATTCCCAGGACATACACGTTATGAATACCAAGGATTTGAAAAAGGCAAGAAGCACAGTAACAGGTTTGAAGAAATTTGAATAGATGGCAAAACTTTTTGACAACAGATTAGGGGCTGGAGTCCTGGTTGCAGATGAGCGGGTAAATGAACTGATTGGATCAGGTGATTATTCCTTTCTGCAGGGTCCACCAGTTTTTGTGCAGGATGAAGGTGGAACATTATATACTGTGCCACCAGAGAATGCCAGGGAAGCACTGGAAACCGGTTATACTTATGCACCAGAAGAAGTTGTAAGGGAAGCAAAACTAAAAAAGGAAATTGAAGAAACTCCCTGGACAACTGCAGGTTATGGACTTGCAAGGTCATTAACATTTGGACTGTCAGACTTTTTCCGTCCTGGTGCTTCACAACAGGAACTCCGGTTGCGTAGGGAAATTCAACCTTTGATAACAGCCGGTGCAGAGATTGGTGGATTGATTTCACCAATGGGGCTAACAGGATTGGCTGCCAGGGGTATGGCAAAAGGTTCAGCTAATGTTATCCGTGGTATTTCTAGTGCAATGGCAAAAACCAAAGGACTCAAGACTGCCGGTTCTGTCCTGAATAGCAGAGTGGTTCGTGGAGCAGTTGGTGGAGCTGCTGAAGGTGGTATCGTGGGAACCATGTATGGAGTCAGTGGGCAACTGTTGGATAATCCAGAAAACTATGATCTGTTTGCAGACCATATGTATGCAGGAGCAAAATTTGGTGCAGTTGCCGGTGGAGTCATTTCTGTAATTGGATCTGCATTAAAAGGAATTGGAGGAAAGTTCAAGAAAGAAACATACAGATCATATTTCAAGGCACTAGATCCAAAAATTAAAGATGTTAATGATGTAACTAGGAACAAGGCATTTCCCCAGAATGTTTTTCGTTTAGGCAAGCGAATAAAGGAAATGGATGATAAAGGGACATTAAAGAATTTAAATGACCCAGAAGCATTGCATGAAGAAACCACTTTCCTTATTAATGTTTATGCAGGCAAGCTGGATGATTTAAAAACCCAGGCAGAAACAGCAGTTAAGAAATCCGGTCAGTCTGTTGAGGATGTACAGTTCAATCCAAATAAAGTTGCAGACCGGATGATGGCAG